GTTTCACATCCACGGCGACCGATGACAGCAAGAAGGACGATAGCGGCTGGGAGGTCGATTACCTCATGAATACCGCCATCAATATTGATGATTACGTCTATTTGCAGTCCAAGAAGGCCACCGGCTATTTCCGCGTGTACTCGGTCAAGATCACCGGTGATACCCACGGCAATTCGTGGATCTGTACCGCAAAACTCGTAGCTGTCTGAAAGGAGGAGCCATGAACCAGGAATATATTCAGGCGATGAAAGACCTTGTACGGTCTATGTCCAATGAAATGCACACGGCTCTCCCGGGACAGATCGTGTCATTCGACCCTGCGACATGCACCGCAACGGTAAAGCCTGTGATGAAATACACCAAGCCGGATAAAAGCACCATCGACTTTCCTGAGCTTCCCGGCGTTCCGGTCGTTTTCCCGCAGGGCGCGGGCTTGGGAGTGTCTATCGCATTCCCGGTCGCTGCCGGCGACACTTGTCTCATTGTTTTCTCGGAGCAGTCTATCGACTACTGGCGTTATGGACAGGAAACCGGCACGGACTTGCGCTTCGATCTCTCTAATGCAATGTGCATCCCTGGCTTGTTCACAGCTGGCAGCGCTGCGGTGCAGAAAGCGTGCGCGGAAAATGCAGCCGTTATGGTTGCAGGGGGCGTCAGCTTGACCGTCAGCGGCTCGGGCGTGAGCATCAAGGGTAATTTGTCGGTTGACGGGAAAATCGTTTCTACGGGCGATACGGTGGCAATGGGAAAGAGTGTCGCCACGCATACCCACACCGGCGACAGCGGCGGCAACACAAGCACCCCGCAGTAAGGAAGGTGTTATATGCTTGATATTTTACTTAGCAATAACGGTGATTTGAAAATCACGGACTCGGGCGACATCGAATTGACGAACAGCGTACGTCAGGCTATTCGAGTACGGCTTCAGTGGTTCCTCGGCGAGTGGCGCTTGGGGCCAGATGCAGGCATTCCGTGGTTTGAAGAGATCCTGATTAAAAACCCCAATATTGATCGGTGCTGCCAACTGTTCAGAGAAGCAATCCTGTCAGTCGAAGAAGTCAAGAACGTAACGAACATGAGTCTGGTCATCGACCCTAAGACCCGCCGTGCGGTCTTGAAGTTCTCGGCAACCACCGAGGAAGAAACATTTAACGAGGAGGTGCTGATTAGTGTCTGATTACGGAATTACGAAATCGGGCGTCAACATCAAGCGCCTCGACACCATTCTGAGCGAAATGCACGACGATCTTTCGGAGGGTTGGGGCGTCAATACACGCATCAATCCCGAAAGCTATTTGAACGTGCAGCTGACCGCCTTTGCGGATAAAATCGCTGAGCTCTGGGAGTTCGGGCAGCAGATCTACGACAGCTATCATCCCGCCACCGCAGAGGACTCGGCGCTTGATAGCGCCTGCCAGTATTCCGGTGTCGAGCGTCAGTCTGCCGCCCAGACCATTTATCCCATCCATTGCACCGGTACAGATGGTACGGTACTCGAAGCCGGCACAACCGTTTCGTCGAACACGAACCCCCGTATCGACTTCACCGTCACCACGAGCAAGGCTATTGAGAGATCTTCTTTCAACCGCGCCCGCCTGCGCATCGTCGCACTGTCTCAGGCGGCGACCTATACGATCTCCATCAACGGTACGCTCTACTCTTACACCGCATCCGAGACCGATACCGCAGAGGATGTTCTTGCCGGCCTTGCCGAGCGCATCGTGGCAGGCGGCGACTTTACCGCATTCGTCATGGACTCCACGGCAGAATTGCCCGTCACATTGTCCATTGAGGCCGTAGACGTGTCCCAAAGTTATGTGATGCTGCTGACGGAAAATCTCACCACGGAAACCGTTACATCCATTATCAACTTCTCGTCTGTGGACTACGGCGAAATCATCGTGCCTAACGGTGCGATCTCCATTATCAGCAAAGGTCCGTCCGGCTTCGCTGGCTGCGCAAACCTGTGCTCTTATGTCGCCGGCCGCCAGCGTGAAACGGACACTGAGTTCAGGCAGTCTTATGCAGATAAGGTATTCAACCTCTCCAACCGTACATTGCAGGCCATCAAGGCTGCCATCCTCACCAACGTTCAGGGCGTCAATAGTGTTGCGATCTATGAGAACGACCAGGATGTCCCGGATGATGCCGGGCGTTATCCACACAGTGTGGAAGTAATTGTGGATGGTGGAAACCCGGCAGAAATCGCTACGCAGATCTTCCGAAGGAAGGCCGGCGGTATTAACACCTACGGATCCACGGAGGTTGATCTTGTTGGCGATAACGGCGAGACCATCACCATCCGTTTCAACCGCCCCTCCTATGTCTATGTGTGGTGGCACATCGGCATCACACAGGATACGGCTTCTCAGCTTCCGACTGATTATGCAACGCAGATCAAAGCCATTATCGCCGATGCTATGAAGGATATTGAGACTGGCGATGACATCATTCCCCAGCGAGTATTCAAGAGCATCTACGAGAACGTAGACGGCATTGCCTACATTGACGTCAAGCTTTATGCCACCGCCGATGCGGCTGCTGCCCCGGACTCTTCTGCTGCATACACACTGCGAAGCCTTACCATGTCCGACCGTGAACTGGCTATCACCAGTGACGCAATGGTAGAGGTGGCACTGGATGGATAAGAATACTGCATTTGATTATCTCGTCAGGCTTCAAGCTGACTTGATCGAGCAGTTTCGCGGGCTTCCGAATATCGAGGTGCTCAATAAGGTGCTGGCAAAGCAGTTGCAGGAGGTTTACGACTTCCTGCTCCAGCTTCGCACTGTGCTTGAGATCGACAACTGTTCCGGACAGCAGCTCGATAACATCGGAAGCATCGTCCAGCTCACGAGAAAGGAAGCTGCTGCGCTGGCGCAGCAGTCGAGCTACATCTACGCAGACGAGGACGATATGTACCGCGTGTTCCTGCATTACAAGATCTTCCTCAACACCGCAGAGTGCACCTATAGCGACATCATGCGCTCGATTTACATGCTGTGGGACGGAAAACTTTCTTATCACGAGTACCCCGAAGACCCGGCGACGATCTATCTGGATTATGAAATGTTCAGCGGCAAAAACAACCGGCAGCTGCTGAACATCCCCATCCTAAAGCCTGCTGGCGTCCGCATCCGGTTCCGTGCCTCCGGCAATTTCGGCATGACGCTCTATATGGGTGGCAGCACTACGCAGATGGCGAAGATCACGTATATTCAGGATACCCCAGCGGAACTTCCTCAGTATCTCGTCGATGACGAGAACAATATCCTTACGGATGAGCTCGGCAACATTCTTTACGAACTGGAATAGAGGTGATTATAAGTGGTCAAAGTTAACATTACCAATTTCGGCAAGGCACTGCTGATTAAGGCGCTCCATAACGAGTCTCCCATCAACTTCGTGTCTATGCAGTTTGGTAACGGTGAAGTACCGGAAAACTACGAAGAGCTTACGGCTCTGATGAACCCTCTGCTCGAGTGCAGCATCTCTTCCATGGAGAAGGGCGATAACTACATTCAGCTGACATCTGTATTCGATAACAGCAATGTTGAGGCCGACTTCGACATGACAGAGATCGGTGTTTTTGCAGAGGACGCCACCTTGGGCAAGGGCTTGTTCGCCTATGTAAATCAGGAGAACGACTCTGAGCCCGTATATTCCGAGAACTCCAACAAGCTCAAGGAAAACCAGATCTCCGTGCAGATCATTGTGGATGATGCGGAGAACGTCACAGCAACGGTCAAGTCGCTGGTTTACGCCACCAAGCAGGAGCTCGAGGACCATATCAAAAACTACGAGAACCCTCACCGGGTCACGGCGGCTCAGATCGGCCTTGGTAAGGTAGAAAATACCACTGTTGCCGATGCTGCAGTCAAGTTCACCGCCGCGAAGGAAATGGTGAATATTGAGTCTGGTGAAAAGGTGGCCACCATCTTCGGTAAGATCTACACCGCACTCAAGGCGCTTTTGGCGCACCTTACCGACTACAAGAACCCGCACAAGGTTACGCCTATTGATATTAAAGCTGCGGCCGAGGGTCATCTTCACTCTGCAGCTGACATCAAAACCGGCACCTTGGCTGTCGGTCGTGGCGGCACCGGCAGGGAAACTTGGACGGGAGATCTGCTGATTTATGCAGATACCGCGACGTCGCTTGCTCATGTTACTCGCCCGGCAAAGCTGTCGGTGCTTATGCAGGACTCCTCTGGCAAACCCTATTTTCAGGCGTTCGACCAGCTGCAGTTTGTGGCTTCCGGAAGCGCCGCACCTGCGAATACCAATGTCTTCTGGATTGACCCCACACCGGTTACCGGCGGTCTCAAGTACCATAACGGCTCCGCTTGGGTGCATGTGCCTGTGGGCTATGCTGATGCTGAATAATGGAGGTGAACACCATGGAAACAAAGATCCTGATTTCCGAAGAATTGTCGAACTACATCGAAGGCCTGTCTTACAGCGCCGCATCGTTGAGAGATTTGCTGCTTGATGCCGCAGAGCGCGGCTTGCAGGGGTCTCCCGCTTTCGAGCGCTGGGAGCAGAAATACATCGAGACCGACGCCGAGTTTCAGGTTGCCAAAGGGCAGCTCGAGCGCGAGTATGTGCTCCCTAAAATCGGCGACAAGCGTGTCAACTGGACGCTTGACTATAACACCAGAACGGTCACCATCGTGGAGGTGGAGGAATGAGACCTTCCGAGAGCTTCATCGACAGAATGTCCAGGCTGTTTCATCCTGCGGAGCTTACCGGGTTCAGCGTCAATTCCTACCACACGAAGAATGTCACGTTTCAGGTAACGGAAGACTGTAATCTTCGCTGTAGCTATTGCTATCAGGGAGCAAAGACCAGCAAGAAGATGTCCTTCGAGACCGCGAAAGCTATCATGGACATGCTTCTTGCGGCTGACGAGCGTACCTGCAAATACATCACAACCACCAAGATCACTGGCGTAGTATTCGACTTCATCGGCGGAGAACCCTTTCTCGAGGTTGAATTGATCGACAAGATCATGGATTACTTTGTAGAGAGAGCCTTCCTTATGGAGCATCCGCTGGCGAATAAATACATGATAAGCATTTCGACAAACGGAACGCTGTACTTCACTCCGGAGGTACAGCGTTTTATTGCGAAATGGCACCGGCACCTCTCGCTGTCGATCTCCATTGACGGCAACAAGAAACTCCATGACGCCTGCCGTGTATTCCCGGATGGTTCTGGCAGTTATGACATTGCCATCGCCGCAGCGAAAGACTACATGGAGCGATACGGGAAGATCGGAAGCAAGATGACGATCTCACCTGAAAACGTGATGTACCTGAACGACGCTGTGAGAGAACTGCTTGCGAATGGATACAGGGAGATTTATTTGAACTGTGTCTACGAGGAGGGCTGGACCGAAAAGCACGCGAAGATCCTTTACGAGCAGTTGAAAATGCTTGCAGACGAAGTGGTTGAGATGGAAGAACAGCCCATGCTTTCCATCTTCCAGCAGTACATCGGCCAGCCGATGCCCGAGAGCGACAATCGAAATTGGTGTGGCGGCACCGGATGTATGCTGGCCTTCGATGCAGATGGGTGCGCCTACCCTTGTCTGCGTTATATGGCAAGCAGCCTTGCTGGTGCGCAGGAGCCGTATGCCATCGGAGATCTGAACCACGGTATCATGAATACCCCGGAGCATGAGCGGCGTGTGGATCTCCTCGGAAAAATCACACGCCGCAGTCAATCCACAGACGAGTGTTGGAACTGCCCGATTGCCTCTGGATGCAGCTGGTGCAGCGCATATAATTATCAGGTGTATGGAACACCCGATAAGCGTGTTACCTATATCTGCATCATGCACAAGGCGCGTGTACTGGCGACCTCGTATTATTGGAACACCTTGCTTCGCAAAAGCGGGAGCGCAAAGCGGTTCGCCCTCAATGTCCCCGAGTCCTGGGCTGTTCCCATCATCGGTGAGGAGGAGTACAGGATGCTCAAAACCCTTGCGGAGGTGAATGACGATGGCAATGATTGATGCCGCCCGGTTCACAGCCCTCAAGGCTCGTGTCCAAGCTGAATGCCTGCGCCGCAAATATAACGGATCTGTGGTCGATTATGGCGGCGTGGATTACTATTTCAAAAACCAGCCTGCCCCCGATACGATTGCAGCAGAGGAACATTTCGAGAAAATCGCCGTCCCCTTAAACGCTATCAACTCCGACAAAATCCCGTACACCGATGGAGATCGCATCATTTCTGACGAAGAAATGACCGCCATGGAAGCGGCTGTGACCCTCTTCGAAACGAGGGCAATGACCGACCGGACACAGGGTGATTGCAAGACCAGCTGCACGGGTGCCTGTTATACAGGATGCGCAGGATCTTGTACTGGCGGCTGCGGTTCCAGCTGCTCCGGCACCTGTACCGGCGGATGCGATGGGTGTTCTGGTTGCTCCGGCTCTTGCCGTGGCGGTTGCCGTGGTTGCGGCTCCGGCTGCGCCTCCGGCTGTTCCGGGACCTGTTCTGGCACATGTAAGGGTGATTGCACGATGACTTGCGGTTATGCCGGCTGTGTCGGTTCCTGCATGGGGCTGTGTTACAACGGCTGCACGACCAGCTGCGGTTCCTCTTGCAGTACCTGCGGCAATACCTGTTCTGGAATTTCACTTTAAGGAGGCTATGTAATGGAAATCACAAGCGCATACGAAATTGCAGTAGCAAACCTCGCTGTCGCACTGAGCGAGGATGCGGTGTCCACCGAACAGCGGGCGGAGATCGCAACAGCGGTGGGCGGCGACGTCGACCGCCTTATTGATGTGGTCAATATCTTCATTGTCCACAACAATTCCAAGATGTACGAGGGGAAAATCACCGCTGCCAAAGCGAAGAGCACCGTGAAAGCGGAATATAACGCTATTGGCCTTGGCGAAGTTGTGAAATATTACTTCCTCGAGAAACCCATCGAGGTCTTCTATGACCGCGACATTTTCTCCAAGAGCGCACCGACCGAAAAAGTGGAACGCATCAAGGAGATTTTCAAGCGCAACCTGTCCTGTCCCAATGACCGCATCCGGGTCGGCGTGGACAGCTACGCGCTGCGCCTGCTCTATCATTTTGGCCTGATTGCAGAGGATCTTGAGTTCACCAAGAAGCTCATGATCCAGATCAACAGCTACAGCACCGATCATAAGGAGGCTGCGATCCTGCCGCCTGCAATCGTTACCGAACTGTAAGGAGGATACTATGAGCGACGAAAACAAAGGCATTATTCCTCTTAATGAGAAGCCGGTGTCTGCTTCGGCGGCACTGGCAGATTTTTTTGTAACCGTCATCGGTGGCAAGGTTCGCCTTGCCACCGTAAAAACCATTGCCGACTGCCTTACCGATGCACAGATCAAGTCCATCGAGGAAGCGGCGAAAGAACTGACGGCCATCCTCACAAAGGACGCACAGGATGCCGCGGATAGAGCCGAGGCTGTGGCAACGCGCCTGGAAACCTTCCTCGGAAGTATCCCTGTGGATGTAAAATACGACCCGCTGACCTATCTGCTGACCCTGATGAACGAAAACTCTTTGCCCATTGGTCAGGGTACGACCATCAAGGCAGGTATCTCCGACATCCAGATGGTGGTTGAGAAAAACGAAGAGACTGGCACCAACGATCTCGTGCTCTACGATGGAGACGGCGAGGTTGTGAGCCGCACCCCTCTGCCTGCCGGCGGCGGTGGCGGCGGTGGTGGAGCGTCCTCCTATTCTATCTCCATCAAGAACCTTATGGACTCTCGTACGGTCAGCGCACCCGCTGGCGCCGCTATTCCGCTGACATTCCTCTACACCTCCGTGGACGAAGATGGCTATGATGACGGAAAGGGTGTTGGCACCATCTGGGTTAACGGCGTTAAAAAGGGCGCGGTTGACATTGTGCAGGGCGAAAACACGGTTTATGTGGAGTCCTACATCGGCAGCGGTGCCAATGCCGTCAAAATCACCGTGGAGAACTCTGAAGGAAGCAGCAGAAGCCTTTCCTATACCGTCAATATCGTGGCACTGAGCGTCACTACCACGCTGGATGCGTACAACGAGTGCAGAGGCGACACGATTTTCTACTACACTCCTATCGGCACCGGCGTAAAGACCATTCATTTCTTGATGGATGGCAAGGAGCTCGGTACCGCAGAGGTTTCCACCAGCGGCCGCAGCCAGAGCTACACCATCCCCGCACAGGAGCACGGCGCACACATCTTCAAGTGCTACGCCGAAATGACCGTATCCGGCGTTACCGTTACGAGTGACCCGATTATTCTTGGCATGGCTTGGATCGACTCTGAAAAATCCACGCCTATGGTAGTCTCTACGTTTGACGTCAAGGAGGCTACACAGGGCGAAGCTCTGACGATCTCCTACTTGGCATACGACCCGGCAACAGAGGAGACCACCGTTACCCGCAGCATCATCGATGCGGACGGAAATATCGTTGAGTCGAAGGCTGTATCCGCTGACCGCACAGAGCAGAAATGGGTTGTGCAGGATTATCCTGCCGGAGCAATCAAGTTCCGCGTTGCCATCGGCGCCATCGGCGTAGACCTCCCTGTGAACGTCAAGGAGAACTCCATCGTTATCGAGCCCATCACCGACAGTTTGGTGCTCGATTTTGACCCCATCGGCCGCAGCAACAAGGAGGACAACCCCGAGAATTGGACCAGCGGCGAAGTTTCCGCTACCTTCTCCGGCGTAGGTTTCTCCGATGCCGACGGCTGGCTGACGGATGCCGATGGTGCAGCTATGTTCCGCCTGCTCCCCGGAGGTCAGATGACCATTCCGTTCCATC